TACGACGGCACGACGCTGACGTGCGCGGGTCGGATGCGGAACAGCTTCACCAGCATCGCCAGTACTCCGGCTAAAGCCTTCACCGGGACGTGGTTCACAGGCGGCAGTGCCACAACGACCAAGCCCCACCTCCTGATTGAGCCTGCGGGCACCACGTCTACGGCGTGGAGCACCAGTGGCACCGGCCTGGGCGTCAATGCGGCGAGTGGGTTTGCGGGGAACCTGCTGGACTTGCAAGTGGCGGGGGTTAGCCGATTTAGAGCGGCCGCCACAGGCGCTGTAAGCGTTTCCGGTAGTGAGAACGCCTTCTTAGGCCTGAGCATTGTAAACTCGTCGTCTGCGTCTACCGCTAGCGCAGGCTTTGCAGTCACCGGCAACAACACATCGTCACTCCTTGCCCGCACCTACAGCAGCGGTAACACCGTGGCGGTTTGGGGTATCACATTAGCAAACTACAGCGGTCTGTTTAGTGACGGTGCCGATTCTAATGGCTTCCTCCTTGGAACCCTTACCAATAAGCCGATAGTCATTGGGACTAACACTGCCGAACGGCTGCGTATTGGAGGCGGCGGCGGGATAACCATTGCTGACGCCAACGACATTGCCGTGGGCACCAGCACCGGCACCAAGATCGGCACCGCCACCACGCAGAAGCTGGGCTTTTACAACAAGGCTCCGGTGGTGCAGCCGGCGGCCGTGGCTGATGCGACGGATGCTGCCAGCGTCATCACCCAACTCAACCTGCTGCTGTCCCGGATGCGGGATCTCGGCCTCATCTCTACTTGACCGCCATGACCCTCACCATCACCCTCGACCACCCCCGCTTCATCGACGGCTTCATCGAGGCCGCCAACCGCAACGGCACCACCGCCGAAGCCCTCGCCCTGGAGCTACTGGAGGCGCAAGGCAAAAGCTACGCCGACCTCTTCAAAGTAGGCGTCATCACCTCTGCCGCCTTCATCGCTCGCTTCACCCCAGCTGAGTACTCGGGCATCCTCGCCGCTGCCGAGACCGATGCCACTGTCGCCGGCCTGCTGGCAACGCTGCTGGCTGAGCCTGTGGTCAACTTCGACGATCCGCGCCTGGAGCCGGGGCTGCAGCAGCTGGTGGACGCTGAGCTGCTGGAAGCTGACCGTGTTGCGGCGTTGCTGAGCTACGAGCGGCCGGTGGCCCCATGACCGACATCAAGCGCGAGCGAATCCTGGCGGCGGTGGCAACGGCCCTGGCCAGCACCACGGGCGTGAGCGGCCGGGTCTATCGCAGCCGCGTGGAGGCCTTCGCCCGCAATGAAGCGCCGGCCATCGTGATCGAGCCCGGGAACGACGTTCCCGCGTCAGAGCCCATCAGCACGTGTCGAATCGACTGGCGCCTCGACGTGCTGGTGCAGATCCACACGCGGGGGGCGATCCCTGACCAGCTGGCGGCGCCGATCGTGGCCAGCGTCCACAGCCTGCTGATGGCGGATCAGACGCTGGGGGGCCTGGCCCTCGACGTGTGGCCAGGGACGGTGCAGCACCAGCGGGAGCAGGCGGACGCCGCGGCCGGCTGGGTCACGTGCCCCTATTCGGTCCGCTACCGGACCTCTACCACTGACCTAACGAGCTGAGGCCATGGCTATTTCACGCGGCAAACTGGCGGACATTCAGTACGTGGCGAGCTCGGCCGGCTCGATCTACGCGAACCCCGCCAGCACGAAAACATTCATCGCAGGCTTCACGCTGTTCAACGGCAACACCACCACCGAGACGGTGAAGCTCTACAACGTGCCCGATTCTGTCGGCAGTTTGGGCACGGCTGGCGTGTCGAATCAGTTCCTCGAAATCAGCCTTGCCAGCCTGGAGACGTTTGTGTTTGAGGCCCCGGCCGATGGCATCGTTCTGAGCGACACGAACGATGCGATTTTTGCCACTACGACCACAGCCTCAAAAGTCACCGTGATGATCCACGGTACGAAGGACGTTTAATCATGGCAGGAGTTCGCCGGACTGCGTTCAGAGAAGCCGCCTACGTGGCGCGCGGCCAAGGGCTGGTGCGGCTTAGCAACAGCCGCCCACAGAACCTGTTCGATGCTGATGCGTGGGACTACATCAGGCGGGTGGAAGCCGCAGACAACTACCCGCTGGAGGATCGGGTGCGGGTGCTGATTGATCTGTTCGTGCGTGGTTGCAAGGCTGACTCAACATGGACGCCGATAAAAGCATCCTGCCTGATGGTGGGCGCCAGGACGCTGGCCGGCGCCTTGACGCCCCTGGTCGGCAGCGCGCCAACCAACAACAATTTCGTGGCCGGTGACTACAGCAGGACAACGGGACTGCTAGGCAACGGCAGCAGCAAGTACCTGAACACCAACCGCAACAACAACGCAGACCCGCAGAACAGCTGCCATGTTGCGGTGTATGCCACGTCAGTTGGGGCTACAACCGCAACCAACAAAATCATGCTGGGTGGGCAGATTGGCGGCACCAACGAGAAGCTGATCATCGCAGGGACCAGCGTCAACAGCGGCAACGCTTCATTCAGGTGCCAAACGACTGGGACCATCGTTTCCGCTGGCGCTGCCCGTTTCGCGCCGGGCCTGATTGGCGCTTCGCGTGCAAGTTCTTCTCAGGTAACATTACACAACTCTGGAGGAAGTACGACCGTATCCTCAACATCAACCGCGCCATCAAGCGGCAACCTGGGCGTGTTCGCCTCGTTCAATGGAACGGCCGGCCAAGACTTCGACGATTCTCGCCTAGCGTTCTATTCGGTGGGGGAGGCGGTTGATCTGCTGCTGCTGAACCGGCGCCTATTTGCGCTGACCCAAGCGCTGCCCCGGGTGATCGCATAGCAACGGCTGCCAGCCCCGGTAGCATGGGGCCAGTTCTACGCCTACGCAGCGTGAGCAAGGCCACCCCCAAGCCGCTGCCACCCCGGCCCAGGACCGGCGGCAGCTACGTGCTCGACCCCAAGGCCTGGGCCTGGGTGCCTGCTCAGGCCGCTGCAGAACCGGCTGCCCCTACCCTCTCCCCTGAGGTGCTGACCAATGCCGACGACGTTTAACCGGCTGGTGCTGGCCAAGGCTGAAAGCACCTACGGCACCCCGGAGACCTTGACGGGTTCCGACGTGGTGCGGATCGGAAATGATCTGCAGCTGTCACCGCTGCAGATGGAGCTGATCGACAGGGATCTGCTCTACCCCTACGCCGGCAACCGGCCGCGGACGGTGAGCCAGAAGCTGGCGGCGGTGTCGTTCAGCTTCGAGCTGACTGGCAGCGGTGCGGCTGGGACTGCGCCCAAGACCGGGCTTTTCTTCCGAGCCGCGGGTTACGGCGAGACCATCGTGGCGTCGACCTCTGTCACCTACGAGCCGATCGGGACCGGGTTCGAGGGCCTGACACTCAACGTCCACCACGGCGGCAAGCGGCACATCCTCTCAGGTGTCCGCGGGGAGCTGTCAATCGAGCTGAAAACGGGCGAGATCCCGGTGGGCAAGTTCGACGGCATGGGGTTCTACACCGCGCCCACGGACACGGCCAACCCTTCGCTCACTTTTGCCGATCAGGCTGATCCCCTGGTGGTGAACGCCGACAACACCACCCCGGTGTCGGTGTTCAGCTACAGCGCGTGCATGGAGTCGTTCAGCCTCAAGGCTGGCCGGTCTCCCAAGCTGCACCAGCGGGCGGGCTGCAAGAAGCAAATCAGGATTGATACCGAGAGGAAACCCGAGGGCGAAGTCGTAATCGAGTCGCCTACAATTGCGCAGAAGAATTATTTCAGCGCCGCGACTGCTCAGACCCTGGGCGCCATCAGCTGGACTCACGGTGCCACCGCCGGCAACATCGTGGCGTTCAGCGCCAGCAGCAACAGCCTGGGGGATCCTGAGTACGACGACGGCGATGGCGTGGAGCTGCTGAAACTGCCGTTCATGCCGATCCCCACGGCTGGTGACGGCTATGACGACCATTCCTTCACCTTCACCTGATGGCGTTCGTTCTAGACCTCTCTGATTCCTACTCCTGGCCGGTAACGGTCAAGGTTCCCCAAGACGGCGGCCGGTTCCGGTCCTATGCCTTCGACGTGGAGTTTCTGCGCGTGTCGCAGGAGCGCCGCGAAGAACTGGGCCGCCAGCTGGCCGCACAGCAGAACCGGGTCGAGGCCGGCGACTTTGAGGGCGAGCTGTTGACACCCCGCAGCATCGCCCAGGAGCTGGTGGTCGGCTGGTCCGGCATCCTCACCAGCGAAGGCAAGGGCGCCGAGGAAGTGCCCTACAGCGAGGCCACAAAGGCGCAGCTGCTCAACGTGCCCGACGTGGCGGAAGCGATCCTGCAGGCCTGGCAGGCCAGCATCCCCGGGGCGAAGGCAAAAAACTAACCGGGGCCGTCGACTATTGGTTTACCGGCGGCGGCCAGCCAGATCCGCAGATGATCCAGGACGCGAAGGCGTTCGGGATGGAGCTCCCACCGGAGAAGCTGCGGGTGCGCGACTATGCGGTGTGGCCTGAGAACCTGCAGGTGGTCGAGCTGTTCCTGCGCTGCGCAACGCAGTGGCGGATGGGTGAGCCGTCAGCCGTGGCGCCGGCTGGCGTGTCCGGCCTGGACTATTCGGCGGTTCTGAGCCTCGCTAGCCTGTATCTGCCTGCTGAGGCTCAGATGCGCGAGATCCTCGAGGAAGTGCAGACGATGGAACGGCGGGCGCTGGAGCTGATCTATGAAGCCGCAGAGCGGCAGAGGGCGAGCTGATGGCCACCACCCTCTCCGCACTGCTGAACATCCGCGCGAACGTCCAGGGCGAGGGCGCCGTGGCTGGCTTGGGTAAAGCCATCGGTGGGATCCAGAGCAAAGCCGCGGCAGCCAGCGGCGGGCTTAAGGCGCTCACCAGCGCGGCCGGCATGGGTGGCCTGGGTGGTGCGTTCAGCACCCTTGCCCCTTTGCTGTCTGGCGCTGGGCTGATCGCCATGGGGCAGGGAGCCGTCAACGCCGCCGACAACATGAACGACCTGGCCCAGAAAACCGGGGCCAGTGTCGAGACCCTCAGCAAGCTGCAGCAGGCCGCCAACGCAGGCGGAACCAACATCGACGCAGTAGGGAAGGCCCTGATCAAGCTGAACCGCGGCCTGGGTCAGCTGGCAACCGAGGGCAAGGGGCCGGCGGCCGATGGCCTGCGCGCGCTTGGCATCAGCGCGAAGGATGCCAGAGGCAACATGCTGAGCGCTGACGAGATCATGCTGCGCGTTGCCGACAAGTTCAAGGCCATGCCAGATGGCGCGGCCAAGACTGCTGCGGCGATGGATCTATTCGGCAAGGCTGGCGCCGACATGATCCCGCTGCTGAATGGTGGCCGGGCATCAATCGAGAGCCTAACCGCGACGATGACGACGAAGTTCGCGAAGGGGGCCGACGCAGCGAACGACAAGATGGCAGAGCTGCAGGCCAAGCTGGCGGGCGTCGGGGCCAAGCTGGGCGAGGCGCTGCTGCCGGCAATCACAGCGTTAACCGGGTTCGTTGTGGCATTGGTGGATGGGTTTGGGAAACTGCCCGAACCGCTCCAGCAGGCAATCGGGATACTGGGAATCCTGGCGATTGGCCTCGCCGCATTGGCCCCGATCATCATGTCGGTGGTGAGCTTGCTCGGCGGCCTGGCCGGCGCATTGCCCGCGGTGGCCGGTGCCCTGGGCGCCGTGGTGCCGGCCCTTACGGCAGTTGGCTCAGCAATCGGCGGATTCCTGGCCGCGGCCGGCGCGTTGATCTCCTGGCCGGTGCTGCTGGTGGCGGCCCTGGTGGCGGCGGCCGTGGCGATTTTCGTGTTCCGCGACAAGATCGCTGAGTTCTTCCAGGGGATTGGCCAGCTGATTGCCGGCTGGGTCGAATCCCTGTGGGAGTGGGGCGAACCCATCCGGGCGTTCTGGATCGGGATCTGGGATGGCCTGGTGGAGCTGGCCGCCCCGGTGCTCGAGGCCCTGACAGAGGCCGTGGGTAATGCCTTCGCCACCATGCTGGAGCTGGCCTATCAGGTGTTCGTCGAGCCCTACGTGAAGCTGTGGGAGGGCCTGCAGGTGGTGGGCGGCCTGCTGATCAAGTCGCTACAGGACGCATGGGGCGGGTTCTCCAAGTGGATCACCGGCATTTTCCAGGCGATCGGCGACACGTTCCGCCGGCTGTTCGTCGACCCGATCACGAAGGCTTTCACGTTCGTGGTCAACACCGGTAAGGCAGCCCTGCGCGGCCTGCTCCAGTGGGGGGCGAACGTGATCAACGGCATTATCCGCCTGATCAACAACCTGATCGACGGGATCAACCGGGTCCGCAGCGCCCTGGGAATGTCGACATTCGGCAAGCTCGGCGAGGTGAAGGTGCCCGCGTTCGCCCAGGGCGGCTACGTGACCGGGCCCACCCTGGGCCTGATCGGCGAGGCCGGCAGCGAGTACGTGGTGCCTGAGCGGAAGGCGGCAGCGTTCGCCTCCAACTACCTGGCCGGTGCCCGCGGCGCCGCTGCCATCCCCACGCGCGCCGGCAGCAGCAGCACGGCCGCGGCCGGCGGCCCTGTGACCGTCAATCTCACCACCGGCCCTGTGATGCAGCAGGCCGATGGAACCCGCGCCGTGGCCCTCGAGGAAGTCGAGCGCCTGGTGCGTCAGGGCGTTGCCGATACGGTGCGGCAGCTGCGCACGCCGGGCGGACGCTACGCCCTGGGGGTGCGCTGATGGCACGCGGCCAATCCCAATTCCTGAGGCTCTACAGCGGCAGCACCACCTACGACCGCTGGCAGAACTACTACGCCAACGCCAGCGTGGTGCTCGACGGCGGCACGTGGAGCTTCCTCCCCTTCGACGCTGACGGCTACACCGAAGGTCAGACCGGCGACGAGGGCGGCGTGGCCATCACCCTCCCTGCCACCGCCACGGTGGTGCAGGAGGTGGAGCAGGCCCTCCGCAATGCCTGGCTGGCTGAGTTGAAAGTGTTCGAGTTCGACACGCTGGAGGGAAACGACGCCCCCCAGGCCGGACAGACCCTGATCGCCAGCTATCTGGGCGAGGTGGTGGGGGCCGGCGGCAGCTTCGCCACCATCACGCTGGAGCTCGGCAGCAGCCTCAGCCCCATCGGCGCCCAGGTGCCGCCCAGAACCTTCACCACGCGCCTGGTCGGCGTGCCGTGCAAGCTATGAGCATTGTTGGAGCCGACCCCCTCGAGCTGCTGCTGTACCAGCAGGGCCAGATCGGTGCGCCCCTCACGGCGGGCGCTGCTGCTGGTGCCGATGACCTCGACAGCGCCCATCGGTCCATCACCATCGGCGAGCCGGTGCCCGTGGTGTTCGGGCGCAGGCGTGACGATGGGACCGGCGGCGTGCTGATCAGCCCCGGCGCGGCTGAGTGCCGCTTCGAGAACAGCGTCACCAACGAAG